TTGTGCAGCCGTAGCATAATCTGCGCTGTCAAATGACTTAACTTGTGCGAGATTAGCAACCTCACTATCCATCAAAGCACCGGCAGCAGTTACGTTTGTAACGTCTGTGACATCTGCATTAGCTTCGATGCCTGCCAGTTTTGTCTTTTCAGCGTCTGTATAAGCATTTGTGTCGCTGTTATTTTCATAAGCAGTTTTGATTTCAGCGTCACTTTGATCGGCAGTCGCTGCCGTTTCAATACCAGCCAGTTTAGTGAACTGCGCATCTGTAAACGCATTGACTTCGGCTTCATAAGCAGCCTTTATCTCTGCACCAGTCTGGTCAGCGGTTGCGCTGGTTTCAATGGATGTCAGCTTAGTCTTTTCAGCGTCTGTATAAGCATTTGTATCGGCTTCAGCTTCATAAAGAGATTTAATCTCAGCACCAGTTTGAGAACCACCAACCGCATTAGTCAATTCATCGCGGCTAATTTTTTTGGTGGCTGATCCAGAGGTATCAACAACAACAAAAAAATCATCTGCGACTGTTTCTGCGCCGGTAATCGTTGTCAATTCAGATATTTTTTTATCGGCCATTTTAACCTACCAAATCCAGAGTTCAATATAACCGGCGCGTCCGGCTTCCGGCTGAATGCTGCCGCCGTTAGTTGTGGCAGTACCGCCAGCACCTAGCGAATAGGATAAACCTTGATTGCCAATTGTTGACAAACCAAGAGATGCAGCAGTAACGTACTTTTGAACCAGCACGCCATTGCCACCGTCTTCACGACCACCGTCAAAGTTGTTTGTGGTTGAACGGCCGCCAGATGCACCAGCGTTGTAAAGTATATCACCGCCAGCGGATGAAGAGCCTACATTCGTAAACCAGTTAGTTGTGTTTGAACCAGTACCCATATTTGTTCCGTGTGGCCCACCAGCCGCAGTGATAGCAATACCTAGCGTGCCGTTGCTAACCGTTGTTGTGCCGCCATTGCCGCCAAGAGTAACGGTTTGAAGGCCAAGACCGCCGGTTCCAGGGTTGGCGTGTACGGAACCACCACCACCGCCGCCAGACGCTTTGATCAAAACAGCCTGTGCGCCAGATGGGATCGTGTAGGCAGTGCCGCTGGTCAGCGTTGTGATGACTTGCGGATAAGACACCGCATTTTCGGCAATCGCTTGCGCTGTGCGTAATGGTGTCATCAATTCGGTGTTATTCGTTCCGGCTTCGGCTGTAGCTTGTGATGCTACTTGCAAGTCAATGATCTTTGTGCCGCTGCTGTTTAGCACGTCAATGCCGCCAGCCGATGCAGCTTTTAGGCTGTCGCTAATCAGCTTCCAGCGGTCATTAGTCACATCTAACTCGCCAACAATCACCCAATCAGCGTTGTCCTTGTCGCGCAGTTTTAAGTAATTGTTTGTGGTATCAAGCCACCACATACCGGCATAAGTAACCGATGGCGCAGATGTGTTACTGTTATTTGTAACAATCGCTTGCAACACGTTATTTATGTCAGACCGCGCTGATGGGGCTGATTGATTGTCAATTACATAATCGTGTGTGGCCATTTACCCGTACCTAACTTTTGCAGCTAACTCATCAATGCTTGGCGTTACGTCATCGTTGGTCGATTGCAGTTCTATTCTAAACCTAAATGCACGTCCTGAAAAGTCACCAGTTTTAAATTGTTTGTAAGGCGACCACGTTGGTGAACTAGCCGGATCGTCATCAGTGATCGAAATATATTGCAAAACATTTGTGTCGGTAAACTGCACCGATCCTGTCCAGTCATCCCAATTGCCAGCAAAACTATCCCAATTGCCAGCGATAGTATCCCACAAAGGCGCACTATTGTCGATCCGCACAACGTCCATTGGCATTGTCACTTCGCACAGGTTGACTGATCCCGTGTCGATGTAATTGCTGAAATCATACGTTGCGGTTGTCGGTGCGGTGGCTGGGTTTGTTATCCGCAAATCGCCGGAAATAATTGAACAGCCAGTCTTTGTGCCGCTAAATGACGGATCTTCTGTCTGCGTCAACGTGTTAGCAAACACGCGCAGATCGTTTTGGCTAATGACTAGGCTGGTGTAATCAACACTAGCGTTGCCCGATTTGTCATAAGCCTTAATCATATAAGTGCCCGCACGCGGCGGCAATGTTATGCTGTTAGCTGGCCTTGCAACCTTGTCGATTGCTGTAGTGCTATTAGCAAATGTTGCGCCGGTTGTTTGGCTGCTATAGCGTATTCGATAAAACGACAAATCAAGGTCTGGCACTGGCTGCCACTCCAAATGCAAGCCTCCGGCGGTCACGTTACCAATTAAACCGGTTACTGTTGCTGGGGGATCGGCTAAACCTTGCACAGTTACTCCAGCCCGCGTTGTAAAATCTCCCTTGATCCCAAACGTATTTATCGCCCTTGCGCGTATATCGTAGTCACTATCTTCAACATCAAGGATTTCAACGCGGCCAAGGTCGCCGGTGTAGCCAGTCGAATATGTAGTTGATCCGGTTTTTCTGAACTGCACTTCAATATTGTCGATGCGCTCTGGTGCCGCCGATGTGACCTCTGCAATAATAACATTTGAAAGGTGTTCATTAATCACCCGCGCCTCGCTGCTAATATTCAGACCAATTGCCGGAACGTCAAACGGGTCAGCTAGAGTTGTGTTGTTTGTCTCAAATGCGTTTTCTTCAGCCGCCCAGCTATAGACTGCCGCAGATGTTTCGCGCAGCGTCATTTTTATCTCAAGCGCACCATTCCCATCAGAACCAAATGTCCACGACAAAACCTCAAATGGTTTGTTTACAAAACCGGCTCTGCTGTTATTAAATAAAATCACGTCACCGACTTGAACTTGAAATGCACGCATTCCAAAGCTGGCTGATAATGTTAGCTGTTCGCGATTTTGATATAGTGCGATCTTGGCAATACGCTGCGCTGTCGCTGAAGATGAAACCATACCAAGCTCCAAATCCATCGCGCTTTCTTGACCATTGTCAACTTGGATGAACGCAGTGCTTTTGATTTCTGGGAAATCGCTAAACTGCCAATTGCTTTCCGAACCGCGAAACGTACCGCGCACAATGTTAAAGTTGTCACGCCGCGAATGTCGCGTATTGATCTGCAACGTGCTTCGCAAATCATCTTCATCAAATGTCAATGTTGGAGTTAGATATGCCGCAGCTTTGACGCGCCATTTGCCTTGACTGTACCAAAGCGTGCCACCCATTGGACGCAAAAGGCTGTCGATAGCATCAGCCGGTTTAACGCCAGTCGAAAACGCGCCGTTTGTTGTGTATCGCTTTTCTGTTCCGCCGACTGCTAAAGTCACATTTTCATCACAGATATTTGCGGCTGTAATGATTAGCGTGTCATCAATTTCATCAGCAGGTGAATTTAATCCATAATCGCTTGTGAGATAATCTCTAAAACAAAGGGCGGCATTGTCAGAGTATGCGCTTAAAGATGTGCGCGGGTCATATACCTTTTTGCCTTTAACAATCGCCGTTATATTCGGCTCACCGTTTGGAAATGCGTCAGCCTCAAACTCAAGCCGCGCATACACATAAGCAATGCCTTGAAGCCTGTGATCGTTTGTCCATTTTCCAGCACTCTCTGCGACCAAATCGGCATCTGCCGTTTGCGTTGACAGTCCTAAATGTTTATTAATCCGAACAATCCCAGCATATTTATCCGGCGCAGTGACTTCACCATCAACGTCAAGCGTCAAAGCCTCATCGTTTAAATAAACTGTTTCGATTTCTTCGACCTCGTGACCGGCTAAAGCAACAACGATGTGCAGAAATTTGTTGTTGTCTGTAGCCTCTTTATAAACCACCGCACCACCGATTTTTGTGCGGCCATAAATGATTTGATGATCCGAAACCGGAGATAATCCGCTGACTAATATAGCAGATGTTCCGGCTGGAACAGCCGTTTTTGGTTTTGGTGATAGCGATTGACTAACAAGCCCAAGCGCAACATTTAAGAAAAAAGAAGTTGCAAAGGTTGTTAAAACACTAGCAGTAAGCGTACCCATCGCATAAGCAAAGCCAGTCGAAACGGCTGCGGATGCCGCCGCTGCGATTATCGTTGGCGGCATCGCGTATGCTGCCTCTGGGATCAACGCAATCAGCACAGCCGATGTCAGTGATGTGGTGGTTTTTAGAAGCGTGATCTTGTTCATTCTATAACCCAAATCAAATCAGTTGGCCTTGCCGGTGAAAATTCCAGCCCATCATAACCTAAAAAAACAACTTTATCACCCAGCGCAACGCCCAAAGCGATTTCAGTAACCATCAGCGCCCCGTAGTCGCCCCGACCTATGATCGCACCCCTTGAAGGATGAAGCCCGTCTATGGCTCTTAAACGGCTATTGATGGCCGTTATAATATTTTTATGACCGCTGCGCTTTAGCTGCCGCTGATAATTTAGAAACGCACCCCATTCGGTTGTATAGGTTCCAAACCAATCAGAAAAAACGTGCTTGCCCATCTGCGCGTAATACGCTTCATCAACAAATCTAACGCAATCAACTTGACCCCATTTGAATTTTTTATATCGCCACTCATTAATAAAAAAATCAAAACGCTCCGGCCAATCGTGCAGCCTCACCCACGCCCCCAATTGAATTGCTTGTCCTGCAAATCTTCGACAAATTCAAAACCTTTATCATTTGCATATCTGGCTTTTTGGTTCTGATCGTTGTATCTGAAAATGCGCGCACGCTCTAAATCAATCAAACGGCTTTCGACAGAAATTCCAATCGTGCTAGTCTCAGCCCCTTCAGCAATAGTCATCTGATCAATGTAACCGTTAAACACTTCATCTATTGCAATGAGTGCATTGCTTGAATTTAGCAAACCAAATAATATTTTGCACTTGCGACCCTGATAAGGCTCATTGATTGCTAATGAAATAAGATTTGAAGGTATGCCAGACAGACTAACGGTCGCACCTTTTGCTGAAATTTCGGCGGTTTCTTTTAGTTCGCTTATCTCTAAAAATTGACCGGTGCCTGTGTATGTGTTGCCATTGGAAACCAAATCACCTAGTCCAGTCCACATATATAAAGTTTGCGTGTCAAAATATAATTCGACAGCAAAGAATGGTCTGATCTCTGTCGCATCTAAATTATCAATGATGCTCTGTGTTAAATCGCGGCTCATTAAACTACAACCTCAATCGCTGGAAACGTGATGCCATAGAAAGAAGCGTTATTAATCGACCAGTCTGATTGATTTGTAGACAGCCGAAAATTGCCAACAGCACTAGCCACCACCACAGTGCTGTCATCTGCCGGTGCTGTGCGGATGCTAGGCCAAATGTCCAAAGTTGCCTCGCCAGATGCGTTGCTGTCAACATTAGTTAGAACCTTGTGCAGTGTCGCACTAGAGCCGCCGCCTAGCTGGATATAATCGCCAGCAAGCAAATAGCCGGTTTCGCTGACCGGCAAACCATCAATCGATAAACTGTCGCCGGTCTGGTCTGCACCATTAACAACAGGTGTGCCAGCCGTTGATGACGCGCTGCCGCGTGGCGTGGCGCAATTAGGATCGCCCATCAAGAACGTGCCGCGCTGACCTTTTAAGGATAGCAAAAACGAAATCCAAACTTCAGCATCTGCGCGTTTCATTGGCGGCAAACTTACTTCAGCCTCCCAGCGTTGACCTGTGTGTGCTACTACTTGCTGCTTGTAAGTAAACGGACTAGATGAGATTGCAACGCTGTTGATCGCGTGCAAATTTACACTGGCGATGCCGGTCTGTGTCGGAAATGTTAGTGGATATGATATTGCCATTTAGATCACCCGAATGCCGCACTGAATGAACCACCGCGCCGCCTTGCGTCAAGCACAGCCGCTTTTGATGCTTCTTGGATTTGAGGCAACATACCCATCACTTCAGCGCGTACTGTTTGCGATACGCCAGCGGATAAATTAATTGTCTGATTGACAGTTACACCGCCACCGCCCAGCTTGTTATTTGGCACTATAGACCCGCTGCTATTTGGCACAAACATTTCTGCGCCACGTTCACCAACCATATATGGCGTATTGGCTCGCACCGATCCACCAATAGCTTTGCCACCGCCAAAAAGTGCGCTGCCTATAGTAGAAAGAAAATTGCCGCCACCCATCGCAGCCGCTAAAGGTTTTGTGATTGTTTGCTGAATTTGTATGCGGATTAGATCGCTAATGATCGACCGCGCCATTGATTTAAACGCATCTTTTGCACTGGCCGCGCCCATAGTCACATCAACAAGCGCATCTTCTAGTGATTTAACGCCACGAACCGCAGCACCACCAAGACCTTCTTGAACTTCATTGCCTTTTTCTTTTAGCTTTTTTAAGCTTTCGGCAAGCGTGTCAGTTTTTTCTTTTGTCTTTTCCATATCAGGCATCAACGCTGCAAGCTGCGCGTCTAATGCGGCAATGGAATTAGCGGTCAAGTGTGCTTCGTTTTTGTCTTTCTCAAGACCAGCTTCAAGGCTGTCCAGATTAGGCAGTAATTTATTGACCGCATCAGTGAGACCAGGGAACGCTTTTTCTGCCAGTTTCATCGACTCATCTGCCGCGAACTTGACTGCATTAATAACCTTGTCAAGATTATCGCTCATTGACGCAATGACCGCAATCACAGTTAGCGTGCCAACCATCAGCATCTTCTGTGCGCCGCGATATAATATCATCGCCTGCCAAATTTAATGAACGCCAAGGCTTGCCCAAGCACAGCCTTTGCAAAAAGATAAGATGTGACCGCAATTAAGCTGCGCCGTAAAAAGTCAATATTGCGCGAAACAAAATCAGCCATTTTGCCAATGTTTGAGAAAATGACAGGGATCATTCGCACGCCAGATGCCAAGAACTGGCCAATTGATGTTGCCAGCCCGTTACTGCTTTGCATCATATCGCCAAAAAATCTTGACACTTCTATCAAAGCTTGATTGAAACCAGCTTCGCCAATTGCCTTTTTGAACGTGTCAAAACTATCACCAAGATTTGAAAAAGCACCATTCAAAGTTTTGGTTTGTTCTGCCATTGCACCGGCAAATTGAGTTTCACCCAACCCAACCAAATATCCGGTGATTGCCTCAGAACTCTTTTGAACCGTTGTAGTCATTCCCTTAAAAGTAAAGGAAACCTTGTCGCCTTCTGTTTTGGCTTTGATGCCAAACTCTTTCAAGCGTTCAAATTCGCCAACAGCCGCATCAGCCGCAGCTTCGACAAACTGATCAAGTGATTTGCCCACGCCGGAAGTGATGTTGCCGAATGCCACCATCGTCTTGATTGATGGCTTTAGACCAACGGCAATCAGCTTGTTAAAGCTGCCAACAACTTCTTTCAATGCGAATGGGGTTTTAGCCGCAAACACTTGCAAAACTTCAAATGCTTTTGACGCGTTATCCGCTGACCCTAAAAAGGTTTTCAGCGATGCTTCTAATGATTGAAATTCTCTGTTTGTTTGAACAGTCGATTTAATCAAAAGGCCAAAGCCAGTCGCGCCAGCGATACCGGCAATAGCGGTTTGCACGTTGAAGATCGCGCCTTTGATTTTGCCAAGGCTAGAACGCAAGCTGGCGAATGCTGTGCCGGTATTGTTTTTAGCGGTGATTGTGATCGGCAGATTATTTTTCATTACCATTTTCAATCACCCTAAAGTAAGCAAACCATTCATTTAATTCATTTAGCGTCAGTTCTTCGATTTCTGACTGTGTTTTGTGTAGGCGATCCGCCAAGGCCAGCATATTCAGCCTCAACGGGTCGCCCTTTAGTTTTTTTCAGCGTACTCAATGCTTTCAACCTCGCCGAACATCTGTCCAGCAATATCAGCAATCAAGGCCACGCTATCACCCATCAGATACATTTTATCTTCAAGAGTGAACAACCGTTTGCCATCGGCGTCTTCAGCTTTGCTAATAATCAAATCAACCATTCCGGCAATTGTCATATTATTCAGAAAGTCTTTGTGCTTTCTTTGCAGCTTGTCGATATCGCCAGCGGTAATGGCTCCAGAATAAATAACCAATGGCTGACCATCTTCGCCCCACTCATCAACTTTAATGACCTTCCGGTCGCGGTTACGCCTTGCGGCGATCTGTTCTCCCAAGCCCATTTTTTACCCCTTAAACAACAGTTTCAGTTAAGCCGCCGGTGCCTTGCAGCGAATAGGTGGCGGTATTAATGCCATCAGATGTTACACCGATTGAACGGCTAGTGACAATCGCTGAACCCGTGAGAAGGTGGTCGCCCGTTGTATTGCCTTCCATACCCAGCTTAAGTACAACGGTATCGCCAGCGGTCACGTTGTTTTGCGCTGTATCAGTGTCATCAAAATAACATTCTACGGTAGCTGTGAAGTCAGTAAAGCTAGCTTTGTAAGTTTTCGCCACATCGGACATAACTGTGTCCTCGATCACATCGGCGGTTTCGTCCACGCTAAATGAAATCACTTCAGCCATTACGTCTGTGCCGATTAGAACGACACCATCGTTTCCTTTAAAAGTAGCCATCGTTTTAAGTTCCTTTTCTAAACGGCAGTTTCAACGTCATTTTCTTTGGTGCGGTATTGCACCGATATTGTAAACCGACCAACGGCCACCGGCTGTTCGCCATCGCCACTATAGTCAGCCTCAAACGCAACAACCTGTGCATCTTTTGCTAGGTTGTTTAGCGTTACATCAGCGGCAATGGCTTCTTCAACCTCAACCGCAATTCCATCCAGCGCATTATCATAATTCAATATCCCAATAACATAAGCCTCAACGGCAACGTCCAAAACTCTATTCACAGAACGCGCCAGCGTGATTGTATCAAATTCGGTCGCTTCGCTCTTGGTAAAAATGCAAAGTGCTGGCAACTTTGTCTGTTCCAGCGGAAAAATACGGCTGCGGAAAACATTGCTGCCGGTTGTTGGCAATCCGGTCAAATTAGTCACGATCTGGTCGCGGATTTGCTGTCGAACGTGCGTCATAATTGTTTTTCTAAAACTAAGGTTGTGACACCAGTTCCATCGTCTTGCACAATTCTTATTGTGTAATTTACTGAATTTATCGAAATACTGTCACCCTCAACAGTAGTTGAAACATCTGCTGTGCGGCAAACAAATCTTGGCTGTTGCAAAGCAAACCCAACGCCGCCACCAGCGTCAACCTCTACGAAATCATTGTCAAATATGCCATTCACACTTGACCCGTCACTAAAAAGGATTTGGCTACCATCTTCCGCAAGCAACGAAAAGCCACTTTCAAGCAGTAAATTATCTCTGTCTTTGCTTGCTGCCACACCAAAATCATTAGTGTTAAAAAACACAGCAAGGTCATCTGCGGTTTCGACAGCCATTAGTCTAAACCCTCATCATCCACTTTTTCTGCTTTGGCAACTTTAGCTGACCACAGTTTTGCATATCCGCGCTCTATTAGCTTATTAGCCTCATCTTGACGAACATCGTGATCTTCACCGGCAAGCATAATGCCGACTGATCCCGCTTGGCAGTCTTTGATGGTTGTTATTTTGATCAATTTCGTTGTCATTTTTTCTTTGTGTTCCGCTTAATAAGGC